CATTTCTTTAAGCAACATAGGGTCCGGAATTCTTTCAATACCATATGTAGTTTTAACTACAGTACCATCTTCCATAATTTCTTGATCTAATTCTTCTCTAGTGTATTCAATTGCATAACTCAGAAGATGAGCTTTGAATAAAGATCCTGTATTTTTCCAACCATACTCTTGATAGACATTAGCATTTGCACCAAGATCTTTTAAGAATACAATCTGATTTTTAGGTACTAAGTATTTATGCTTTCTTCTTTGAATCATATACTGAATGAAAAGAGAAATGTTATTTTCAATAAGAGCCCAAGCATTATACCATTCAATTATTAATTCTAATTTTTGATGAGTTCTTTTAATATCATCATATCTACCACACCATGCAGCTACAATCTTATCTTGTTCTATGTATGTTTCTGTTTCTCCAGCATGGATTTTAGTTATTTCTACAGGAGCTTTCATTATATAAATAGAACACAATGAGTCTGATGTTGTTGTTTTACCTTCTGACACGGGATCTATAGAGGCATAATATGTTCCAAAAGATGGATTTTCTATTGGTCTTTCCCATACTACTAATACACCAGTTTTATCTTCTAGTTTTTTAGGAACTGGAAATTCCATAATAGGTCTCTTGTCTGTTAATTTTACAGCAGGTAATCCTGTTTCATCAGCATAGATATCTAAGTATTCATATCCATATTCTTTTTCTTCAATTCTTCTTTCTTGTGCTGCAAGTAGATGAGGTGGGAATACAGATACAGATCTATGATCAAATGCTTCTTTAATATTTCTAGGATGCTGAGATATTCTTAGCTGGTAATCTTCTGGAGATAATTCATTTTTCCATTTTATAAATTGTTCTTCTAAAGCTTTTAATGAGTCTTCTACTTGTGAATTACCATATGGATCAATATGAGGGGGCATAGACCATTGCTCAGGAATAAATAAACCTGACATACCATAAGTACCTTTATCATCAATAAGATTGCTTTCTATTGCATATATATCTTTTGATCCAGGATCCTGAATCATATCTTTTAATGGATAGCATTGAGATAAATCTCCTACAGACCCAGCTGCAATAAACATCCCAGTAGTAATTAAACCAGATCTCATTGCCGGTCTCATGTACTCATATGTCTTATCCATCTTAGGAGCAATCCCTGCCTCTTCATGAAAGAAGTATTTAACTGGTCCACCGACACCATTTGTTGGATCTTTCTCAAATGACATACCTTGTATGGTTCCTTTAAGACCTACTTCTGTTTTTCTGTCTCCTTTTCTAACCTCAATCTTTTGTTGCCACATCATTACTTTGTCTGGAGACATAGGTCTATACCATGCGGTATGTTCATTTAAAAATGCAGCATACTCTTGTAAGAACTTCCAGGATCCTTTTTCATTGATATAATCTTTAAGACTTGCTCCAATCTTAAGAGTAACTCCGGCCTCAAACCATTGCTGATTTATTAGCTTACCCATGTGATAATAAGAAGAAGCAATCTGCCTTTTCTTTAATATAGCAACATGTTTATAATTAAGTTCTGCTAAAAGTTCATATAGTGCCATATGGTACTGAGCATCTCTAATATCAGCAAATCCAAATTGTTGTATCTCTTTGTTAAATATAGGTAGGAAGTTCAGCCACATATAGTATTCTCTTGCAAGAAACCAATTGTTATCACCCTCTTTAATTATAATACCTTTTCTACATTTTGTCTTTTGTTCATCCCAATAATTTATGAAGTCTTTTGACTTGAAGGGAGCTGTACAATATACTCCATCTTTTCTGAATTTATCTGACTCAGATACAAATAGTTTATTTGTAGTTGCATTAAAGTTATATTGACCTGGTTCTTTGAATAAATCAAAGATGAAGTCAGCGAAGTCCTTTCTGGATTCAAAACTTGTGGTTGTCCATGTTCCATTGTCATATGTTGGTATATCTTGATAAATCTCACTCATAATTCTTCTTATTGATCATATGCCATGCCAATACCACCTCTAACTTTGCTAGATTGTTCTTCTTGAAGATCTTTATAAGCACCTTTAAAAGATTGTCTTATGGCATCATAATTTTTAGCTGCAGCAATTAGAGAATTAAAATTACCATCTCTACCTGTAGTAATGGTACTTGTCTCCATATATCTAGCTAATCTATCTAACATAGATGCAATACCTTTATATGCTCTGGATGTAGGTGTTTCATACATTCTTTCACAAAACTGTAATGCTACAAATATTGTATCATCCTCTGTAGAAAAATCTCCATTTACTTGGTTTATGATAAGTGATTCTTTATCAATGTCCGGAGTAAAGAAAAAAGGATTAAGATCGGGATTAGGACAGCACATATAAAACAAATACATGTATATTTTAAGATAATCTTCAGGGTATTCATCCATTACATCTTTAAGAGCCTTTAATGTATAGCAATGTTCAGTAGGAATAACTACTCCATTCTGTACATCAAATAGTTTAGTGAAACTCATTTCTTTTTAATTTTAATTTTATTATCATGAAGATAGTGCATTATTGTTTGCACTTCATCAAATAAATATGGTAATGCAATTGGCTTTACTTCTTTTAATACAGGTTCTCCATTAGCATCTCTCTTGGTTACTGGATAGCCCCAATCATTTTCTGCTTCTACTTCAAAGCTGACATGATGAATAAATATCTTGCCTGGTTTTAACTTTGGGTTATGCTTCAGTATAATATACATATAAATACTCAACTGTAGTGCATAGTGATAGAAATGACAGTCATCTAAATTATCTATAGGAGCAAGCATTTTTTCTGATTTGCCCTCCCAATCTACATAGGACTCCATTTTAATTTCTTTGTTTGTCTTATAGTCAATGATGTTTATTTTACCATTGACTACTTCAACTAAATCTGATTGACCACAGATACCAACTGAGCGTAAGTATACCATGTGTTCTGGGTAAATACCTGGATCTAATTTTTGAGATGCTGATAACTTAATACCTTCTTTAACTTCAGTAGGTTTAATTACGGGTATAGTAACTCCTTCTCTTTCCATTGAAGATAAAGCACAGATATCTGACTCTCTTTGATTATGATACCATGTACCAAGAGTAGTAGATCTGTCAGCTTCATTAGTCCATATTTGTTGTATCAATACTGGATCCATACCTGCCCACTTAGACTTTTTACTCTTGCTTACTTTTTCAGCTATTTTCTTAGCATCAAATGGTTTTTTAAAGTGAGACACAAGAGTAGTTACACTTATCCAGTTGATATTGTCTTCATCTAAGCTTTTATAGCTATGATCATCTGCGTTAAATACAATCATATTATTAATCTTTAAGGTTATCTAATTGATCTTCTTTCTTCTCTGAAACTATTGATCCCCATTTTTTTAAAGGACAAGATGTAGACAGTGATCTTGTTTTAAATCCTAGTGAGCATCCACATTCAGAACAACAGGGTTGTGAGCCAGGCATTAGACACTCTGCTCCTACAGTATCTTTCTTAGAACATGTATTACAAATATCCATTCTTAATGTTGATACATGTTCTACAAATTCATCTTTGATAATTGTATTAGTTATACCTTCAATTATCTGTTTCCGGTTCTTCCAAATTTCCTTTAGACTTGTCTTCATATTTCTTTTGTTTAAAGTTATCTTTCTTCTCCTCCTGTAGAGAAATCTTTTTTTCAATATCTATAAGAGCCTCAATCTTACTCTCCACCATCTTCTTATTGTAATAAGCTCCAAATGTTGAAGTATCATGATCTTCTAAACTCTTAACATATCTAGGAATTGCTTTTCGCACAGTTCCAGGTTTAACAGCAAAATGTCCCAGGCCTTCTACATTGAGCCTGGGATGTTTTAAATTACTTAGATTTTGTCTTACTTCTTTATAAAAGCACTCTATTAAATCTTCTACTAGAGTTGCATTTACACCTAGTTCTTCTGATACTTGGACATATAGTTTACTTGCTTTCTTCGGTATCATGTCCTAAGAATTTATAGTCAAGTAAAATTGTGCCCGTAGTTTGTATTAGCAAACTAGGATTTATTTTAATAAGCTTTTTATTACTAGAATCTTTAATTACTAATTTGTTTTTCTCAGCTTTATTTACTGAGTTTCTTACAGTTTGTGGAGATTTAAAAATCCAATCTTCTTCTGCAGAAGCATCCAAACAAAAATTAGTAAGCTCTATAGGCTCATTAAAACTAAGCAAAGTAAGACAGTCAAGATCAGATTCACTCATTGTAATCTTATTGATATAACAGTGAGTTAAAAGCTGAAACTTAACTACATCCCATTTTGACATTTTAACCTTCTTCTGTACTTGATTTACAAGTGCCATGATTACTGTTTTTTAAGCTTTCTTTCTTTTGGTTCTTGATTTTCTAAAGACCCATCTTCAGGAAATTCTGGTTCAGCTTGTTCAGCCATTTCAGGATTCATCATCATTGCCATTTGAATTTGAATTTGAGTTCTTTTAAATCTTACTTCATCAAGCTCCATCAATTTCTTTTCATAGTCATGTTGGGCTATGATGTAAGGCATTGAATCTGTGTAAAATTTTAGGAGTTCTTCCTTTCTAGCAGTTAACTCTTCCGCAGATAATTGCTCTTCATTTTGTTGGTTTTCCATTATTATATATTTTAAGTTTAGACAAATATACAATAAAAGTTTAAACAGAATATATTTAAATAAAAAAATCCAGGCATAGAAAGTACCTGGATCTTAGAAACTATAGTAGTTTAATTTTTATTTTTTCTTCTTTTTCTTTGACTTATCATCATTTGGAGAACTTTGAGAGTTGTTCTCTAACATACTGTTGGGTTTTTTTACAACGCTTCCTACAGCTCCTGTAGGCATGAAATCATTAATGATGTCACCACCTAATTCATATAGTCTTTTCATATTATCTATTTTTAAGTGTCCAATTAAGTATTGTAAAAGAATAAAAATTTCTTTGAGGATCTATTTCAATAGACAATACATCTACTAGAGATACTCTACATCTAATAGTTAGAGTTTTCCAACTTGGCTTATGTTGTTTCCAGTTATTTCTAAATTTCATTTTGTAAGGGCTTTAAGCATTGCTATCATTTTTGG